ACAATCGATGTAATGGCGCATAGGTCGCTATCTACTGTCAGCGTGTAACCATCTACATCACGCTGACTATCGAATGTGCGCACCGTGTCGGCTGTTGCCTCGAATGTACGTGCGCAATAGCTATCAATGGTGTGCTGTGCGGCTGCAAGCAATGTCAGTAGCATCGGTTCGTCCGTTGCGCTTTCAATGCCTAGATATTCTTTCAGTTCGTCTACGCCACAGTAAGCCATTATTTCACTCGCTTTGTACTGCGCTTCTGCCTATCGTTGGCTGTCGTCTCTTCCTCGACTTCCGCTGGTGCTGCTCGGTTTTCGTCCAATAGTGCCTGTGCAGTTGCTGCGTCAAATTCTGCAACCGTGCCAGCCACGTAAAAGATTTCTTTTGTCAGCTTGCCACGAAAGTCCTGAAGAAATTTCACTTTAACCATATCGCTTATGCCAGTGTCGCACCGATGTTACTTGTTACGTACCAGTCAGCGTTATAGGCAACCAGTGTCAATCCGTTGCCTTTCGCCAAACCGAATGTAGCAACATCGCCGGACGTACCCAAGTCATTCATACCAGTCGTTGACACCGTGACGGTGTGCGCTGCGGCTGTCGTACTGACAATCACAATTTCCACACCGTCGTGTGTGGTAGCGGTTGGTGCAGCCAGTGTCAAGGCTGCGGCGCTTGCCTTCGTGATAAAGACGTGCTTGCGTCCACGTGTCGGAATCGTGATGGCTCCGTCTCCGCTTGCAACGTCGAATACCTGTTTGAAATCGCTATTGTCAGCCGTGCCGATTTTTAGATTGAGTAAACTAGACATTTCTATTTCTCCCGTTTCATGGTGTTAGGCGGGAGGACTCACCCAACACACCCAATCATTAAAGTGTCACGTTGTACGAAATCGCAGAGGCTTCCGTATCACGGTTAATCAAGCCGACACGCATCATACAAACAATGTCGGTGCTATCGCTGATAGCGTCTCGCTGCGTCTCGAAGGTCATCATGCGTTTGTAACCCAAGCGCCATTGATCCCAACGCACAGCCAGAATGCTGCCAGTAGTGTTGTTGGCTGCGGTGTTTAAGTCAACCTTGCCGCTTGTGTTAGCCTTCAGACCGTAGGTGGTATCCTGATTGGCTCGGTGCATGTTGGACGAAGTGATGATGTTGTGACCGTAGAGATTGACCAAATAGCCATTCTCAATAGTTGGCGCAACGAACACGTCTCGGCTCTTCACTTCTGCCAGTTCCAAGCTCTTCCAGTGCGACCACATATCGATGATGAAATCGACTGAATCACGCTGCGCTGCATTGCGTCCAGCCAATCCAAGCAATTTCAGAGTTTCGAGATAGTCCTCAACGGTCAACGTGCCTGCACTGCGGCTATTAGCGGTGTTTGTCACCAATGCCAGCTTGCGGAAGCCGTCGAACAAAAGATAAGCTTCGTTGCCTGCTGGAGTGCCGCCGATGCTGTTGATATTCGTGGTTGCGCCTGTCGCTGTATCGCCATCAATGATGATGTGTTCCAGAATTTCGGCTGCTTCCAACGTCAAGTCACGGCGCAATTCAGACACCCACGGAATCAAAGAATCCTCTTCGAGTTCGCCAGTGTAGTTGATAGCCGCACCCAATTTCGACACAGTCAACGTCTTGTTGGCTGTACCCTTTTTGCTTGTGGTGATGGTTGGAGTGACACGTCCTGGATTAGAATCTTGTGCTGATGCCTGTGCGACTTTGTAGAACGTCGGTGCTGTGCCATTGAGAGGCAACACAACCGACTCGCTACCTTGCGGAATCTGCACGGTAGGAATCTTTGCAGCGATAGGAGCCGCCAGACGGATTTTGTCCCAAAGCTGCGAACTGTAAGTAACACCAATCCATTCATCGCCATAGTTAGCAAGTGTCGATTGGTTCAACTCATTTGCCTTCATCGGCATTCCTGCCATCTTCATTGCCGACTTGCTAGCAACGAACTGACGTTCTGTGTCTGTCATCTCAGCCAGTTGAATGGCGAGATACTTGCGCAAGTCTTCGCTAACACCAACGCTGCGATTTGCCATTTTTGCAGCCGACATAATGCCAGCCAGTACAGCGGCATCGGTTGCGTCAAGGTTGTCGTACTTAGCGACATTTCCGAACTTTGCAACGTGTGCGGCTTCAACACCACCAGGCAAGCGGCGAGCTTCGGCGGCTTCGGCTTTAGCTGCGGCAAGTTCCTTGTCTTTCTCAACAAGAGCGGCTTTTACAGCCAGTGATACCGCTTCCTCTTGTGCCTTCTTCTGCGCTTCCTCGGCTGCTACTCGGTCTCGTTCAGCCTTCAGCGCATCATTTACCAGTTTCTGAACATCTTCAGGATTCATGATATTTTCCTTATTTTTTACACTACTGATTGTTTGCTGTTGGCTATTTGCTGCTACATCCGAACCAAGTAAGCCGTCGCTTACTTCTACGCCGTCTGTCTCTGAGCTTTCGCCCTCTATGTCAACAGGCAAGGAAAGTCCCGCCTGCTCATAAACCATCTTCATTACGGGTGTTACTACCGCCCGACGATTTGCCGGATTCTTGCCGTTGAATGTGTCGAATACCGACAACTCAGCCAATGGCCATTCAAGCAATTGTCCATTCGCTGCCTTGCGTACAAAATGAGCAATACTTCCACTGCTAGCTCGTGCCATTCCCTGCTGTGCGGCATCCCATACCGCCTTAGCCTGTGCTACTGCCTTATCTAGCACGCCACGAAACCACACGCCATCCTTGCGTACTTCGTAGCCTGTCGTCTTTCCGACATAGATAGGCTGTGCGTCTGGTTGTTTCTGCTCGTTATAGCCATGAAAAAAAACTAACGGTGGGGTAGGAAACTTGTCAAGATGTAGCTTTGTCTGTGCAGTAAAAAACTCACCATCACTATCTCTATCACTAGGCGAGCCAAAAGGCACACCCAGTATCTCGATTTCCCAATCCCCGCTATCGCTTTTTACTGCCCTAATCAATCCATCCATGATTTTTTACCAAACAAAAACGGCGCAATCTATAGGAGTTGACTCCTACAAATTGCGCCGTCAATGACTCATTGTCAGCTATATTCAGTTAGTTGTTACAGTGCTGTTGCCGCCGCTGCTGCTGTCCTGTCTGTATCGGTGGTAAGCCTAGCAACCTGTGTATTTGTTGCAGCCGACTGAGTAAATACGCTCTTTCGTCCTGCAATTCCTTGCGTGAGACAATCACACCATCGCCTGAACTATTCGTAATTATACCACTGTTTTGTGTAAGCTCAAAGCTGTTATTCACTATCTCAGCGCCTCACTTATTGCGTTCTCAAAGTCTCGCACAATCGTTCTGTACTCGGTGTCCACAACGTATCTATCCGTTTGCCACAATCCACGATGGATGCGAGCCTGGAATTGATATGACTGCACTAGTGGTGCATAGGATGCGTTATTTCCGACTTTGCCCTGAATACCACCGTTTAGGCTAGTAACCCGACCTGACCATCTCTTGCTTAGATTTTCGGACGTTCTCTTTTTGCTCCACTTGAATCCATAACCACGAATGTAATTACTTCCTGGTCTTTCGGCTGGGTATTCTCTCATTCTGTGTAAAATTCGTGTCACTGAACGTTCCATAGGCTGGCGTAAGTGCTTCGTACCTTCCACTTTCCCAAGCTTCTGGATAAGCGTGTCGATGCCTTTGATTTGAATTGATACACTCATACCCATCTCCCCTCAAATGGCGAACAGATAGGGCATACCCGCTCATCTTTACTAGTACGAAACACCCAATGTCCCTTATTCTTGTCGTCAATCGCAATACTAAGCCAGCATCGACAATTTACGTGAGTGTTTTCAGGTGGACGGATAGACGGTTGATGGTCGATCACGCCACTCTCAATGCCTGCTGCAACCGTCCCCTGTGCTGCGGCTCTCGTCACCTCAGTGGCGGCGATTCTCTCGGCTCGCTTACGTCCGAATACAGGCTCCAAGTCTTGTATCAATTGTTCTAATGGTTCCCTGTTCTCGAACCACCGTGCGACTGTACTGCCAACTAGCCTGCCCGATGTAACCGCCATCTGTTCGAGTAGCGTATCCGTGTACGCAATCGCCCAATCCCTAGCCGATGTATGTGCAAGTAGGTAATCAAAGCCAATGCCGACACTCTCCAATTGCGCAATACCGATACTCACGCCTAAATCGGCACTATCAATCAACGCTCTGCTTACCGCATCTCGTAACGCCTGCTCTTCTCGAAACGCTCTCTGAATTCTGCTCGCTTCAATGTTCGGGTCAATGAATGCGCCGCCAAAACCATCATATCCAGCCGGATAGAGCGTGTTCACCATCTCGGTGAATGCCTTATCGATGTTGCGTGCGCTACGTCGCTCTAACTCCATGCGTATCTTCTGCTCGGCTTCGTCGTCATCTGGCGACAATTGCAGAATGAGAGCCTTTACACTCTCACGGGTAAACGTCTCCGGTAGCGTAAAAAAAGGCTGCTCGGTCGCCACTCCTCGCACATCATCGGCGATCTCGTGCAATTCATCGTGCGAAAGGTATTCAGCCTTAAACGTGTGAATGTCAGCTTGTGGGCGTTTCTTTAGCCACGCCTTAAACGCCTTCACCTCTGCACGTTTGGCGGTATCGTTCTGCGGCTTATCCTCTTCCTCTTCCTGTTGCGCTACCGTCTGTTTGTCCTGCTGGCCTTGCTGCTGTGCCTCGTCCTGCGGCTTGTCCGGTGGTAGGTTGCCCAACGGCTGCAACATCGGCTCTGGCGCTGGCTGCTCAATCTGTGGCGACATACGGTTAGTTTCGACTACAAGCAAAGCGCCACGCTCATCACCAATCGGCTGTTCGTTGTAGAACTTCTGCCGAAT